AGACATCTTGAAGTCTCACAAAAAAAGGTTTATTATGGTAGCATAGATTTCTTGTATGAGATGGGATAGGTCAAAGGCCTGTCCCTTTTGCATTGAGAAAGGAGGTTTGAGATGTATAACAAACCTATCAGACCATCCTTGAGATCTAAGAAGTGGGAGAAGTTCCGTGATAGGATAATGCGTAAGCATGATTATCTTTGTCAAGAAAGTTTGCGTTACGGAATTTCTGTTCAAGCAGAAATGGTTCACCATATCTTTCCTGTATCTGAATATCCTGAACTTGAATTCGTTGAATGGAATTGTTTGCCGTTGACGAATAAGAAACACAATACGTTTCACGATAGAGTGAACGATAGAGTAATCAATCAAGGATTGTACTGGCAGAAAAAAAGAAAAAAAGAATTTTTAAATTTTTTCAAAAATGAAAAATGAAAATTTTTAGTCCCCCCTCTTTTTGAAAAATCATTTTGGCCAGTAGGGTACCGGTGAAGGGAACTTTTTCCAAGTCGGGGGCCTTCAAACAAAAAGGGGGTAAAAACTAAGCGATTTTGACGGAAGGAGGTAGTTTTTGGCTAAACCAATTACAGCGAAGTCGACTAAGTCAAAAGTGGTCAAGCAGATGAAAGACTTGGGCACTTATCGTAAAGAGTTTGAAATGATCATTGACATCTTTGCAGGTATGCTCTATCAGTATCAGAAACTTGCTCAAGATTATGCTGACATGGGTTATCCAGTAACAGACACCTACGTCAATAAGGCTGGTGCTGAAAATGAGCGCAAAGTTCCAATCTTGACAGCGATGGAAATTTTGAGGAAAGACATCCTCAGCTACTCTAATCAGTTGATGATGAATCCTAAGTCGCTTGGTGAGGTAGTAGAACAAGAGGGTGAGTCAGTTCTTACTGAGGTCCTGAAGTTCAAGAACGAAATCAAGAAGAAGCGAGTGACTGGCAATGGGTAATCTTGATAAAGCGAAAGAGTATGCTCGGCACGTCATTTCTCACAGAGAGGAACATTGCGAGGAGAACATTCTTGCAGCTGAACGTTTCTTGCGTGATCTTGAAAATCCAGAGTTTGAAATGGATGAGGAAATCGTTGATTTCGTTGTTCACTTCATCGAAAACACGATAGTCCATCAGCAGGGCGATGATATGTTTGCGGTGTCTATCCGTAACAAGCCATTACTCTTGCAACCGTGGCAACATTTCGTAGTTGTGAACCTGTTTGGTTTTTACTATAAAGGTACGAATGAGCGCAGGTTCAAAGAAGCGCTTATCATGCTTGCTCGGAAGAATGGAAAGACTTCGTTTACTGCTGCAATCGCACTTGCTTATCAGATATTAGACACAGACAGTGGTTCAAAATGCTACATCGTGGCTAACTCAGTTAAGCAAGCGATGGAAGCATTTGGATTCTTAAAATTCAATGTAGAGCGATGGAACGACAAGAACATTCGTATCAAGGATAACAACCAGGAACACTCAATCACTGCTAATTTTGGTATTGAGGGTTCTTTCTTTATCCAGGCACTGGCCAACGATGAAAGCCGTTTGGACTCATTAAACGGCAACGTAATTATCCTAGACGAAGCTCACACGATGAGAAACAGTAAGAAATACGGTCTTATGAAGAAAACAATGTCAGCATACCGAAACAGTATGCTTTTTGTTATCTCTACGGCTGGTGATATTCCTACTGGTTTCCTTGCTAACCGTTTGAAATACTGTCAAAAGGTCCTTAAACAATTGGTCAAGGATGATTCTTTGTTCATGTTTATCTGTAAAGCTGACCAAACGACCGATGGAGACGTGGGCGATTATCTGGACGAGAATGTTCTTAAAAAAGCCAATCCTTCGTGGGGTGTGACGGTATCGCTCAAGGCTCTGAGAGAAGAAGCTGAGCAGGCTATGAACGATCCACAGACTAGGAATGAGTTTTTTAACAAGACTTTGAATGTCTTTACAAACTCAATGAACGCTTATTTCAATCCTGATGAGTTTATTGCTTCAGACAGTCGTTACGATTGGACCTTAGAGGAGTTGGCACGCTTGCCTATCCAGTGGTATGGTGGAGCTGACTTGTCAAGGTTGCATGACTTGACCGCCGCTGCTCTTTATGGGGTTTACCATGATGGTGAGAAAGATGTTGATATCTGTATCACACATGCTTTCTTTCCTAGGGTTAATGCTCAGAAGAAAGCTAACGATGACGGGATTCCACTCTTTGGGTGGCAGTCTGATGGCTGGCTGACGATGAGCAATACTCCGACCGTTCTCTATGATGATATTGTCAAATGGTTTATCAAGATGAGAGAGAAAGGGTTCAAGATTGCTGCTGTCGGAATGGATAGGAAGTTTGGCCGTGAGTTTCTGACGAAGATGAAACAAGCTCGGTTCAAGATGATTGACCAACCTCAGCTTTTTTATCTGAAATCAGAGGGCTTCAGACGGATTGAGTTCAAAGTTAAGAATAAAGAATTTTACTATCTTCATTCTGATGCTTATGAATACTGTGTGAGTAATGTTAGAGCGATTGAAAAGGTGGACGATGCTGTGCAATATGAAAAATTAGATGGTGACGGTGGTACTGCAAGAATTGACTTGTTCGATGCCAGCGTCTTTGCTTGCATTCAGGCTCTTGCTAATCTTGGTAAGAATCAGAATGTCATGAGCTTCTTTGATTAGGTGACTTATGAATGAAATAGTTTTATCAGAACATGAAATTAATGTGCTAATTAATAAAGGGCGAGTTAAAGTAATTTTAAACGGTGAAGAAGTAATCGTTCGTCAAAGCTATACGAAAGATTTGAGGGCTGAAACAGTTAACTGGGATAAACAAATAGTTGATGTCAGTCAGAATATAGTAAGAAACAAACACTTTGATTCACTTTTTCAAAATAATTTTCGCTAGAAAGGAGGTGAGTAAAGATGGGGCTTTTAGATAGGTTTTTGAAACGTGGTAAGAGTCGAAGTGGAACGAATGTTATCACTCATTCAGATTTTGGTCTTTATATCGACGGTGATAGCTATGTGCCACTGGCTCGCAATCCTGATGTGATTGCTGCGGTCAACAAGATTGCTGACATGGTATCAAATATGACTATTCATTTGATGGAGAATACCGACAAAGGCGACATCCGAATAAAAGACGGACTGGCTCGCAAGATTGATGTGAACCCATGCGACAATATGACTCGCAAGACTTGGATTTTCAAGATTGTGCGTGACTTACTGTTGTTCGGCGATGGGAACTCTGTTCTTCATGTTGAGTATGATCCTGTGAATGATTACATTTTGAACCTGAGACCATTCTCTATGGGTGAAGTATCGTTCAAGAGTGATGATGTTGGTTATGTTGTGAATTATCGTGGCATTGACTACAACCCAAGCGAAGTCGTGCACTTTGTAATCAATCCTGATCCAGACAATCCATTTGTAGGGACTGGATACAGGCTTGCTCTGAGGGATATTGTTCGGAATTTAAACCTTGCTACTCAAATCAAAAAAGGTTTTATGAGTGGTAAAAATATTCCTAGCTTAATTGTTAAGGTTGATTCTTCTAGTGGGGAATTAGGAACACAAGAGGGACGTGACCAGGTCGCTAAGAAATATCTTAGCACTAGTCAAGCTGGTGAGCCGTGGATTATTCCTGACGCTTTGCTAGAGGTTGAACAGGTCAAGCCATTAAGTTTGAAAGATATTGCTATCAATGAATCTGTTGAAATTGACAAGAAAATAGTTGCTGGGCTTTTGGGAGTGCCAGCTTTTATTTTGGGAGTTGGCAGCTTTGACAAAGAAGAATACAACAACTTTGTCAATACAACGGTCATGAGCATTGCTACGACGATCACTCAGACCTTAACGAGAGACTTACTCGTTTCAAATAATCGGTATTTCAAACTTAATGCTCGCTCGCTTTATTCGTATGACATTACAGAATTATCATCAGTTGCTGAACAGATGACTAAAAGTATGGCAATGCGTCGAAACGAGTGGAGGGATTGGCTTGGGATGCCACCTGATTCTGATATGGATGAGCTCCTCGCTCTTGAAAATTATCTACCGCAAGATAGACTTGGGGACCAAAAGAAACTGAAAGGGGGTGAGGAAGAGAATGAACAAACGGAATAGTTATCGTACTGCTCAGTTCAAGACACGAGAAGAAAGTGATACTGGTGATTTGATTTTGAGCGGGTACTTTATCAAGTTCGATGAAGTTACTGAATTATGGCCGGGTTACTTTGAGGTAATCAAACGTGAGGGTGTTGAAAAAGCTATCAAAGGAGCTGACATCAGGGCATTATTTAATCATGATGATAGTTTGGTGCTTGGTCGTACTGGTAACGGGACGGTCATTTTGGGAGTTGATGACATCGGGCTTTACGGTGATATCATCATCAACAAAGATGATCCGCAAGCTGTTGGAGCCTATGCTCGTGTTCAACGTGGCGATGTAATTGGATGTAGCTTTGGTTTTATCCCAATCAAAATCAATACGGAAGAGCAAGCAGATGGTTCGTACCTGGACACTATCTTAGAATTAGAAATCTTTGAAGTGAGTCCATGTACTTTCCCAGCCTATCCGCAAACGGAAATTGCTGCACGACAGAAAGACTTTGAAAGTCAACAGCGTGCCAATCGTGAAGCGCTGGACAAGCGCAAGAAAGAAATTAAGGAGAAATTTAACCTATGCACAAATCATTGATTTTAGGCGCTCGTATGCGCAACAAAGCAGACAAAGTGGTAGAACTTGAAGAAGCAATCAAAGAATTGAACAAGCGTTCTGAACTTGAAGCGAAGAAATTGGAACAAGCTGGAAATGATGAAGAAGTTTCAGCAGTTGAAAAGAACCTTGAAGACATCCAAAAAGAATTGGATGAAAAGGAAGCAGAAAAAGAAAAACTTGAAAAAGAAATCGAAGATTTGAAAAATCAAGTTGAAGAATTGAATCGCAAAGCCCCGACTTACCCAAGTCAAGAAAAACGTGGAGGACAGAAATTGGAACAACGTGACGCAATTGCTAAATACATTCGTACTGGTCAAACTCGTGACATCGTAGGTTTGAAAACTACTGATTCAGGAAGCGCAGCTCTGATCCCGACTGAAGTTTTGAAACCTCATTTTGTTAACAAAACACGTAATCCACTTTTGGATCTTGTGGAACGTGTGAAAGTTAACAGTGGATCTGGTAAATATCCAGTTATCAAGAAAACGGATGGTGTAATGGTTTCAACAGATGAATTGAAATCAAATCCAGAACTCGGAAAACCAGCAATCAGCGAGATTGATTATTCAATCAAGACTTACCGTGGATATGTCCCTGTGTCACAAGAAATGATTGACGACGCAGACTATGACATCATGTCCATTGTTGAAGACGAAGTGTTCAACCAAGGTGAAAACACTGAATTGTCATTAGTTACAGCTGTCCTCAAAACAGCTACCCAAGCAGATGCGGCTGGATTTGATGGCATTAAAGATATTTACAACAAGAAGCTTAAATCAATTTATAAAGCAAGCATTGTTGTAACTAAGTCAATGTTTGCCGCACTTGACAAGGTGAAGGACAAAGATGGACGCTACATGCTTCAAACTGACGTGGCTTCACCTACTGGCTATTCGTTTGGCGGAAAAACAATCTACAAAGTAGATGATACAGTGTTTGGAAATGAAGGAGACATGAAATTCTTCATTGGGGATGTCACTGAGTTCGTCAAAGAGTTTGACCGCGCCCAAGTATCCGTTAAATGGGTGAACAATGACATTTACGGACAATTGCTTGGACTTTTCATCCGTTTGGATATTAAGAAAGCAGATGAAGAAGCTGGATTCTTCGGAACATACACTGATGTTGTAGCTTAAGGAGGTAGCGCATGAGCTATAAAGTAATCCGTCCTTTCAAGGACTTGTCTGATCCTGAAAATCATGACTACGCTGTTGGCGATATCTTTCCTCGTGAGGGATATGAGCCTACAGATAGCTTTACCAATGGCCTTTTGACTGGTGCCAACACTGCTGGCTCTATCTTCCTTGAGGTTTTAGGAGATGATGAGCCTAAGAAACCATCTCCTGAAACAAAAGAAGTGAAGGAAGAGCCCGCAGTTGAGCAGGAAGAAACAGTTGAGGAAACCGCTGAAGAGCCTGCTAAGGAAGTTGAGGAGTAAACATGGACGAAGGTCAGCTTTTAGAATTGCTGAAGCTTAAGCTGGGTATTTCAACCCGCTTGAGAGACAAGCCGTTAGAAAAAATCATTTCAAGTGTCATCACTGAATTGACCGATAACCTCGGTATCGAGCTTGTTGGTGAGCGTGCTGACCATGAAATGTTTATCGTTGACTATGCTGCTTATCGCTATGAGGGTGGGGTGGATATGCCACGTCACCTTCAATGGCGACTGCATAATTTACAGATAGCATCAAAGAAAGAGGTCAAGAATGTGGAATCATGAAATCACGCTGATCTCTAAAAAAGTCACAGGTAAGGATAAGTTACTACAACCAATCTCTGAAGATATTGAAGTTACTCTCTTGTGTCGCAAAAAGAGGGTTACTCGCTCTGAATTTTATCAAGCAAATCAGGCAGGTCTAAAACCGAGCTTGGTCGTTGAGATTCGAAATTTTGAGTATGAGAATCAGGAGTTTGCGAAGTTCGAAGGTAAACAATATCGTATCTTGAAAACCTATCCTATCGATTCTGAAATTTTAGAGTTGACTTTATCAGAGGTATTAAAATGAGCTTAACAAGTGATTTAGCGAATGAAATTGCAAAGGCAATGGCAGAGTACTCTGCTGAGGTAGAAGATAAGATTGACCTGATTGCTGAGGACGTTGTAAACGAAGCCGTTACGGAATTAAAAGCGACTAGTCCAAAACGTTATGGAAAGTATGCTAGAAATTGGCGCTTCAAGAAAAATGCTAAGGGGTCATACGTCATTTACAACGCGGCTCCAACCTATCGTTTAACTCACTTACTAGAAAATGGGCATGTTTTGAGAAATGGTGGTCGTAGTCGGGCATTTCCACATATTAAACCTGTTGAGGAGAAAGTTAAAGAGAACTTTGAGAAGCGTATCAAGGAGATTGGGAAATGAAGCTATTAGACTTTGCTGCTATTTTGGAACAGGCAAACTTGCCTGTCACTTATCGAGCGTTTAAAATTGGAAACGCTCCTGACCTACCTTACCTGGTCTATTATGAATCAAGTCCAGTCATCAATGCAGCTGACAACACGGTTAATCATCAGATTAAGAGCGTGACAGTTGAGCTGGCTTTTGAGAGTAAGGATGAAGATTTGGAAGAACGTCTGGAAGAGCTGTGGACAACCCACGAGCTCTTTTTCGATGTTCAAGAAGAAACATTTATCGAGACTGAGAGACTCTATGTCAAGTCTTATACGGTCTATCTATACTAAGGAGGAATGATATGACTCAAGAAAATAAAGTAACTTATGGTTTAAAAAATGTTCATGTTGCGCCAATTAAATCAATTGGTG